CCTGCTGTGTCTGGGCTAGTCTTTGTTGCTCCGACTGGATGGCGTATTGCCTCTCCTGTCGTTCGCGACCTAGCTCCTTTTGCCTCACCCACTCAATTGGGTCGCTCTCATAAAGCGCATTCATATCGATGGGTGACGCGTCAGCTTGGGCTAACTGCTGCTGCAATGCGCCTAACAGTTGGGCGTATTGTTGCCGCTCTTGCCGCACAATATCAAACTCTGCCTGAGCTTCTTTACGCTCTTGGGCAAGTGCTTGCGTCTTGCGCGTGTAGTCAGCAGTTCGGCTGTAGCCGTTGGTCAAGTCTTCAAGTGAAACCTCAGTGTCCTTGCCGTCAATTTTGACGGTGAACTTCTGCCCCACCGGGTCCTGACCTTCGTCTTCATCCTCGTCTGACTCTTCGTCATCTGACTCGTCATCCGCCGCGTCGTCGTCTGCAGATTCGTCGTCATCTAACTGTTCGGACTCGTCAACCTCGTTGATCTCGTCCAGCTGCGCCTCTGAGTCTTGTTGGTCTCCGTCTCCGGACAACATTGCCTCAATGGCATTGGCTGCACTATCTGCAGTCATTGGGTTATGAACACTGGCTGGTGCCGTGGTGCCGTTGACCATATCTTAATCCCTCATTACATTTTTGAATCACGTCCAATCTGTTTACCGGCAATTTTCCCGGTGTCGACATATGACTGGAGCGCCGCTCTGAAGTCGTGAAGTACGCTCATGCTCGCGAAAGCACGCTCCCTCTTGACTACATCGTCAACTGTACTGGTTTTCCAGTCGTTGATGTACATGCCCTCCAGGTCTGCCAGCGCTGATTGGATGATTGGGTCGTCCATCAGGCGCTGGGCCGTCTTGCCTCGATTAAATTTGTCTTGGCTGTCCATTAGAACTGGCCCTGCCGCACCTGCTGTGCCTGCTGGCCCTGCATCTGGTTCATGCCGCGCAGCGCCTCCCTGTCACGCTCCATCATTGCCTTAATGCTGGCTGTGTCAATTTGGGTGCTGTACTTGAGCTGCATTTCTTGGATTTTCAGCATGAAATCGGACTCTAATCTGTCGCGGTCCAAGTCATCTGATCTAATCATTTTTTCACGCTCTAGCTCTAGCTCGGCTGCCTTTTTCTGTATGTCAGCCTGAATGCTTTGGGCCTGTACATTGGCCAAAATCTCCTCAGGCGTTGGCTTCTCTTCTTTTTGCGGTGGCGCGTAGTCCGCAGGCACGGCATTGAAGAATTGGCTTGAGTCCTTAAATCCTGCCAGCTCCACCATCTTGCGGACCGTGTAGCTAAACTGCGCCGGCGACACAAGCGGGTTTTGTGGACCCATAGTCATTAGCGCCTCTTTTTGGATGTTTGAGATCATGTTGAGCATTGCCATCTTCTGCTCAACGTCGCCATTGCCAAGCGCCACGTTCGTGGTCACGTCCATGCTGCTATTCCATGACCTGGGGTCAATGGCCACCCATTCATTGCGCAATCGGACCATGCGCTCTTTGTCCTGATGCGTGACGATCAGGTGCAGCAGGTTCTTAAACAGGGTTTTCATCCCGTTGCTCAAAATACGGGTGATTAGCTCCAACCTCATTTGGCTGGCGCTGACGGTGGCCGCCACTGCTGCCTTGGTTGAGCTTTGCAACGCATCCGCGTTTAATCCCATCGCGGCCTTGCTCATGCCGGTGCGGTCTTCTTTGACCTGGTCCATGTAGTCCAGCATAGAGAACGCTTCGCGGCCAACAAACGGCGTGGTCAGTGGTTGAACCATGCCAGGCGCCCGCATACGCACAATCGCCCCGGTCTCATTGTTCAGCACGTCGTCCATGTTGACCTGGCCCTCCACCACCGCCGTGCGTGGGTGAATGCTTTGGGCCAACGAGTCCAGCGTGTTGCGCAGTATGTCGCTCTTAATTTCCTGCAGGTCCTTGGTCAGGTCAAAGATGCTGGTCGCCTCTAAAGGCGATGTGTGTGGCTCCGGGTCGCAAGGGAAGGCCGCAAATGGGATCATGTCCGCCGGCACGTTGCGAACAATAGTAAAGCCCTCGCCTAAACAGCACAGCTTGCGCAACTCTGGCAGGCCGTCGTTGTCGTAGTCAATTCGTATCCACGCCTCGATGTACAGCACGCGCATCATCGCCGGGTTGTTGCTTTCTGAGTTAGCACCGATGGTGGTGCTCAGGCTGCGCCTGCTCAAGTACTCGTCGTTGTTTTCAAAGTCGGTTGAGGTGACGTATGTCATGACCTCATCCTCGTCGTATCCCATCTCAATCAACTCAGCCACCGTGGCCATCTTGCGGTGCGCCACCACGCTTGAGTCCTCTAATGACCTGGCGTTGCGGCTTAGTAAAAACTCCTCTGGTGGCACTGCTTCAATCGCTATGCGCCCAGACTTAATGGTGCGCTTGATAGTCGCGTCGAACAGTTGAGGCATCGCAGGAATAATGGGCTGGCCCATCTCATCCATCGCCGGCTGGCCGGTCTGCGGGTCGACCTGTGGCTGCAGCATCTCCGGCGTAACGTTGGGGTCGTCGTACTGAGAGATGACAGACACGGTGGCGTCTGGCTCGTTCTCAATCAGCATGATGGTCTGCTCATCCAGTCCCGTGTACTCCTCAATCCGGACCGTGGTCTTCTCCTCCCACCAGGTCTTGACAACGCCGCACTTGCGGATCAGCGCGTCCTTAAACGTCGAATACATAACCAGGAAGCCGTCGTTGTCACTTTGCAAAACATAGTTTGCGTAGTCGGTGGCCTGCTCTGCCATGGCCACGTCCTCTGGGCCTGTGGGCACAAACTCAACTGCGCGCTCGCTGGAGAACATGGTGCGCATGATGCTGGGTAGCATCGCGTTGACAACGTCGCGCACCTCGGTGCTGACGGCCTGGCTGCTGCCCTCGGTCTCATTGCCAAACGGGTCGCCCCGGTAGTAGCGCGTTGCCTGGGCGCGAAACGGGCTGAGGTCCGAGTCGATGTAGCTGATGGCGTCTTCAATTTCAGACGCGACAATTGACTGCAGCTCGGTCTCATCCATAGGCTGGTCGTCGTAGTCATCCTCCGCGCCTTCGCGCTGCATGTCTTCGGCTGCTGTAATGGGGTCCATGTCTTCGTATGAGTTTGCTTGCATTTTCATCCTTTAGCGGTATTGTGTAATTGTCCCACTATCAACATAGTCGAGGGATGCTCCGGCGGATAGGTTTGTCCCATTTACTTCGAGCCGCCGTCCCGTGAACGCCCACCGCTGCGTCCTCAGCAAACGTCAGCACAAACGAGTCCGCTAAGTCGGGGGACTTGAGGCCACGCTTCTTGATGTCGTCCTTTGACTCAATCTGCAATTTCCCGTTGCTTGCAAACCGGTACTTGACTGTGGCCAGCTCAGATATGAGTTGAGAGCTGTTTGGTATGCAGCAATCCCTGCGCTCTAGCCATGTTTTCGCTTTAGCCCACAGCTCTGCCCGCAAATTGCGGTACTGGCTACCAAAGCTGGGTGACTCTGAGACGTTGATGCCGCGAGCTGGTAGCCCCAACTCAATCAGCCGGTCAACCACCCCAGCCCCCAGCCCGATACTGTCAACCAGGATAGCGACCGGCTGCTCGTGTGGCTGTAGCGCCTGGTACTCTGACACCACCGCCCCAGTCAGCTGCATCAGGTCTAGGTTCTTCCAAACCCGTGGCGACTCTGTAACTACGTTGGCCTGGCGTTTGGTTAACGCCGAGCTGTCAGCGCCAAACCGCGCGACGTCCAAGCCCCAGACCATGGGCGCGTATGGGTTGACGGTTACATCACGATGCCGAGCGCTTTCGATCAAGTCCATCGGGATCATGGTGTCGTCGTCTGATCGCGGGAACTCGCCCAGCACGCGGACCCTGTACGCGTTGCTGTCCTCGCCGTACCTGGACGCCATCTCATCAATGTAGTCCTTGCTAACCCTTGGTGACTGCTCACAGCCAACCTTGAAGGTTGTCCATTCATTGGCCAGCCGGTTGTGCGTGTCGTAGAAGAAACCGCTGGACCGTGTCGGGTTGCCCAGTAGCAGGGTCACAGCTGCGTGGCCAGACATCGAGCCGCTGGCCGCCTCAAACACAGCTTCCGGCACGCCTGACGCCTCATCAGCCACCAACATAACGTGGTCCGAGTGGATGCCCTGCAGCGCCTCTGGCTGCTCGGCCCTTGATGTACGCGCAGAGATAAACATCTCGTCAGGTGCGGAGTTAAAAACAATGCGGTCCTGCTTCACGGTGACCATCGCCTGCAAGGGCTTTGGCAGCTCATTGACCCAGCGCTTTAGCTCGGCAAACAACGCGTCAAACAGCTGAGCGGACGTCGGCGCCGTGACCACCACCTTGACAGGTGACCGGGTCATAAAGAACCACAGCATCGCCCAGCTGCTCGCGGTTGACTTGCCAACGCCGTGGCCAGACCTGACTGATATTCGCCTGTCACCTCGTGCGATGGCGTTCAAAAAATCAATCTGCCACACGTCCGGGTCCACGCCCAGCACTTCCTGGACAAACAGCGCAGGCTTGTCCCTGTAGCGCTCAACCCACTGCTGGAACACCTCCCGCGCCTGGGTGGTCTGGCTCATAGGTTGCCCCATAATTTTGATGCGGTTTTGACGCCGGAGTCAATTTTCTCAATTCTGCCGTCTGGATACTTGAGATAATTCCCGACGCGTGATGGCAGTGGTAGTGCGTCCTCAGCGCCGAGTCTGACGGCTGTCTTGGTCTGCCCCATGTCCAGGGTTGAGTGGAAGTCGCCGTTGTAGCGTGAAGATGGGATGTTGCCGTGTGTTGTCATTTTCTTTTTACCTTGCTGTTGTCTTTGATGTGTAGCAGGAACGATTTTTTTAGCTCGTCCGCCATGTTGTCCGCTCTGGTCCTGCCGCCAGCGGCGCTGGCATTTGAACGCCTAAACGCTGGGTCGTTGGCCAAAAAAACTTTGGGTATTACAAACCCGTTGGGGGCTGGCTCTTTCATGTTGCAAGCCACAGGTTGAGGGTGATTAGCCCGTAGGTAATAAGTCCAACGGCAAACAGAACCGCCGCCGCAACCGCCAAATCCACCAAACCAGTACGCCAGCGCTGCGGCGGTTGATACTGATAGTCGATGTATGGCTCTGCGTCAACCGGTATTTTGCTTGCCATGACGCGGCGTTGTAGCCATGCGTTTGTGCGTCTAATTTCTTTTTCTGCGCTCATGTCTTTCTCCTGTGGTATTTATAAAAAACGTGAAAACCAATGACCTCTGTCATTTCAAGTCTGCCCGCCCACTTGGGGTAAACGGCCAAGGTATGGTAGTGCGTTGACTTTCGTGTGTTGTCCTTCAACCTACCTGCGATTGCTTTAGCAACAACCCGTTGCACCTTCTCTGTGTACGCGACCAGCCTGGGATTTCTAGCTCTGTAATCGTTGGCCCAGCTAAACTGCTTGCTTTGATAAACCACTTTGCAGATTGAGTTTGGCCAGCGCTTACTAGCAACCCTGTTTAAGACCACCGAGGCCACTGCTCTGATGCCAGCCAAACTCTCTCCTCTTGCCTCGTAGTGCAAATTATCAGCCAGACACTTGGCCTGTGGCGAGTACGGCACAGCCAATGCCGATGCCGGTAGCATCAACACGGCCAGTAGTAGCTTAAGCACTGCCTCTTGCGCGGATGGCAGCTGCGCAGTCATAGCCGGTGTAAAACACCATGTCGCCACACAATTGGGCACACGCCTCACGCTCCGCCTTCACTGCCGCTTCTATTGCCTCTTGGCCTGCCTCAATGATTGCCACATCGTGCTTCATCAATATTGCTTTTATCATCTTCAATGCGCCAGACCCGAGGTGTTCTGCTGCCTTTTCTATCCGCTTGTCTTGATCTCCGCTCATGTCCTCATCTCCCGTTCAATATCCAGCAGAATCTGCTCTGCTTGTTTAAGGAGCCAAAGCACATCCGGCGCATTGGCGCGATTAGACGCAAAATACAATGAGCCGTCGGCCTCGTAGCCAACAATGACCACTTCCGTTAGCTTGCCCACTGCTCCAGTGAGCGCCTCGTCGGGGTCAAAGTCAAGGCGAGACTCGCCTTCATTAAGGCCGATGGGAAAGTCGATTAATTTAGCCATGGTTTTTCTCCTTGTTGAAAAAACTCATCTTGCTCATCCGCAGACATTTGAGCAAAGGTCTGAAAGTGGTTCTCGCCGCAGCATTGGAACCGTGCCTTCTCGCACCCGCAGTAGCAGCAGTACTGTGTACCGTCTGCCATCATCTCTTCTTGTGTCATGTGTTTTTCTCCTTAGCCACAATAGGCGTGGCGCGTTTGTGTTTAATGGTCTCGTAGATATGGTGCAGGGCCTTCTCCATGTCCTTCACCGTTATCACCTCCAGCTGCGCGTCGTGCAACTCCATTGCCTCGTTCAGCGCCGCCATCTCCTCGGACTTCATGATGAACTTTCCAGTGTCTGCACCACGCGCTCCAAGTGAGCGCAACGCCTGCATGCCGTCTCTAACCACCTGCCCGTAGTCCTCGCCAAAGCCCATCTGGTACAGCGTCTCCGTCATGTTTAAAGCGGCGATCAGCACGTCAATGGTCTTGCGGTCGGCCCTTCCCTGCGTCGTCGTGGCCAATGCTGCATGGTTCTTGAGCTTCAAGTCAATAAGCACAGACCCGTGCGCCGCCACAGGGGTCAAGCTCTCCATGACATACCCCATGGTGTCGTACACCATGCCTTTGGGCCTGTAGCTGCTCCTCTTACGCATTGTCAGCAATGGCTCGGCGCACAGACTCGTGCGACACCACCACCCCGTGCTTAACCTTCACCTGTGCGCTGATGCCCCGAAGGCTCATCTTTTCGCCGTGCCAAGCAATAACGTCCAACAATGCCGCCTGCTGGACGTCATCCTTCACCAGCTCAGCCTTATTGCCCTTGCCCTCCACCCTATACCCAAACGGCGCCGACCCACCGATGTGCCCGCCCCTCGCCTTTTTGGCAGCCTGGCCATCCTTCTGCCTAGACTTAATCACACGCCGCTCGTGACCGGCGAACACCGCCATCACCTCCAAGATCAGCCTGGCCATGATGTTGGTGTCGTCGGTCACGTCGCCGTGTCCATTGATAATCAACCGCACGCCCTGCCCCTTCAACACCTTAATCGTGTTGAGCGCATCAGCTGCGTCGCGGCTGAACCGGTCCAGCTTGGCCACTATGACCACGTCGCCAGCCTTTAGCGTCACGTTATGCGCCGTCATACGTTCAAAGAAGTTGGTGGCGCCAGACACCCCTTTGTCCTCTATGTACGTCTCAATGTACAGCCCACCCGTCATGGCCAGCCCCTTGCACTCCCGCTTCTGATTACTCAAGCTGGTGCCGTCCACCTGCTCCAGCGTGCTAACCCTCATGTATGCGTATGTTGTCATTTTGTGTCCTGTTGTTGTTGAAGACTTAAATGTATATGAGGTTGACGGGTCTGACAAGTCTTTTTTGCATATTTTGTAAAAAAAATTTTTTAGGTGTGTTGGCCTACGTAAACGCCGCCCCGCCGCCGCGGCTCGACGGGGGGGGGCGCCGCGGCTGGCCGGCTGGCCGGCTGGCGGGCGGGCAGGGCTGGCAGGGCTGGCAAGGGTAAACCCTGTCAGGGTTTACCCTTGGTTACGACTCATCGTCAAGCCCGTGTACAGGCTTGACATCCGACACGTCGACTATGACGCGCTTGCGCAGTGCGTCAAGGGCGATGTCGCCTAGGTTGATGTTGATCTCCGCCGCCTTGTCGCCATACGTGTCGGGGTTGAGCTTGGCGGCCATGCGCCACCTGTTGTCGCTGCGCAGCTTGGCCACCTGCACCGTGTCGCGGTCAGCCTGGTCTGCGATGCTGATCGTCTGCTCGGCCAGCGTGTGCGCCCCTTGCTCTCGCGCCCGCGTATACAGAGCGGCGCGTGTCTCACCCCCTCTCGACACCCAACGATGGAACGCCGAAGTACTGACCCCCATACCGTCGCAGATGGACATAACCAGCACACCTGAGCCGAGCTGGTCCCACACCCAAGCCTCTCCCCCGTGCTGATGTATGAGCTTGCTGCACCTGCTTGTCTCAGCCTTCTCGTCCCAATGCCTCATTAGCCCTGCGGCCTTCCTGTCTGCATCCTCGCCAAGCGTTGCCGGTGCATTTATCGGCAGCTCTGGCGTTACCTCATCCCATCCATCCTTCATCACTTCACCCCTTGTAAATATTTCTCTATCAACGCCCAGGCATCATCGCCTGATCGCGCCACCAAACACAGGTAACCCTCGGCGTTTAGCCTGCGGGCAATATCCTTCTGCGCAGCGGCCACGGTCCCCACGTCCGTCTTCATCTCAACAAAAAGCCCATGGAACCCATTAGAAGCCCTCAGGACGCATAAATCAGGCATACCCCTAAGTACCCCCTCACTATGCATCGAAACCCTCTCCTGAGCCGTCCTAGAGCCCCCATTCGGTATCGCCGCTATAACCACGTCCGGATAGAACGCCCGCACCTTGGCCACCACCTTCGCCTGCTCGGTGTGCTCCCTGCGCCTTGACCTTAATCCCACCATGGTGTTGCCTCCTCGTTTATGACACCTGCATCAATTTTACTGATGTAGCTTGGGCAGCGGTGCATCAGCCCAGCCGGCATGGCCAGCAGCCCGTCCACGTCACAGTGCCTGCGCTTGAACCTCACCCTCGCCCAATCGTTGCTGACCACCGCCGTTTCAAACATCCACCTGTTCGCCGGATGGTTCACCTTCCTCAACTTTTCCATTTCTCCGGCCGGCATTGAGATGCTGTCCTGCACCACATCCATATGTCCACACGACTCGCACAAAACCCTGTCCTCCACCCATCCCCCAACCTCCACCACCCCACTACCCAGCCTGTGGATAACTTTTTCCATCTCTTCCCCCTTGATAGTGCAAAGTTGATTGGACGTCCGTAAGCCATACGTCCACATGTCCGATCAACTTTTGATACCCACAAACAACCATGCTTGCCTGTGGATAACCTGTGGACAAGTCCACAGGGTTATCCCCATTCGGGCATCTGCGTCGATCGGACCGTCCTATCGCCGTCCTATCGACGTCCACATGTCCGATCGACTTTTTAAGCCGCACACTCATGACAACCTGACCCACTCATTCATACTCGAAGTGGGCGCAAACCTGTGGAACACGGCCTCGATTACCGCCTTCCTCACGTCCCCCCTGGACGACCCAGGCACAGCCGCCAGCACGTCTGCCATGTCCAACCTCGCGCAGCCAGACATATCAGACGGCGGTTTCCTGGACGGGTTCTTGCCCCTACGCATCACCAACCCGTTTGGGCTGTGGTTAATGACAGACTGTACATAAATACATGCCTCATCTGCCCTATCCTGCGACCGCTGGCCCTGGCGCTCAGACGACGCCTCCGCCGCCTTGCGCTCGCGCTGCTCAGCCGATGAGATAAGTGGCGTCATGACCCGGCACACCGTCTCGACTAAGTCACCCTCCGGCGACGTGGCCAGCGCGGTGAAGGTCTCGGTCGTGAACTCAATTTCATCAAAGTCAGGCTCGTACCGGCGCTTGATGAGCCGCATGTAGCGTGATCCATCCTCGTCCGCAAATATGACGGCGGTGCCGGTAGCGTCGCCCGTGAAGGCTGATGCACCCCTGGCCATGGCGTCGCTGTCGGTGCGAGATATCTGCTTGTTCATGTGGGACACGATGGCGATGGGCGTGTCCAAGATGGTGTAGATGGTCTGCTTCAGGCCGGACATGTAGGCGCCGACCTCACTGTTGTCGTTCTCGTTCTCTAGGGCTAAGGTCGCGTTGGCTGTGTCGAGTATCAAAAACGGCCTGGTGCCGTCTATGGTGTGCTTGATGACGTTCTGCTCCAGCAGCAATATCTCCGGCAGCGTTGAGCGCTTGGCGCGGATTATGACGACGCTGTTGATGATTAGTTGTGGGTCTATCTTGAAGTGCCTTGAGTAGCCGTACAGCCCCCTGATGAGCTGGTCCGCGTCCTCTGTGACGATGACAATCTTCCTTGGCTTGGATGCGTTTATGGCTTGGTCTGTGAGGCAGTTTGTGATAGTCATCATCAGCGACATCAGTACCGTGGTCTTACCAACGCCGGGTTGTCCGGCAATCACCCACAGCCCGTGGGCCAGGAACCCGTCGATGATGTAGCGCACAGAGGGCAGGTGGTCTAGGTTGTAGTCCATCTCCTGCCAGCCGGTTGTTGGCTCTGGCTGTGTAGTTAGCTGCGTGTCGGGCTGCTGTGTGTCGGGCTGCTGTGTGGCCTGCTGTCGCTGCATAAAGTCCTGCACCGCCGTGCGCTGCTCAGACTGCGTGGTCGGTTGTGTGTAGCCGTGCTGCTTGGCCATGTGAAATAAAGTGCCGAGGCCAACGCCCTTTGATGCGTTAAAGCTCTTCCAGTGACTGTCAAGGTCCTTAGCGCCCTGATACTTCTCACCCTGCTGCGACCATCTGGACCATACGTCGTGGCCTTGGTCACCGAACCCGTCGTGCAGCGCCTGGCCGAGCTGTATCCACTCGGCGTAGTCCACGTCCGGCGAGATGTGGCGCAACGCGGCCTCGGCCTTTGACAAGTCGTCAGACGGGTTGGAGTAGTTGACCAGAAGTAAGGGCTGGAGTTTTTTCTGCTCAGGCTCAGACTTGATGCCAAGCTCTTGGATAAGGGCTGCGACGTCTACGTCCTGGTCGTTGATGGCGTCTTGGGTCAGCATGTCGCCAGTCAGCATTAGCGACTTCTTTGGGCTGTTTGGCTGGCCAAAGACCTCAATCTCTTGGTGGTCCTGCAGCTTGTACTTGGGAAGTATGTCGGTGGATGGCTTGGACAGGAAAATGACGTGGCGGCCCTTCTTGCTGTAGCTGCGCTCAGCCATGTGGCCGTGGTCCTTGGCCCACTTGGCCAGTCGCTGTATGCGCATGTCGGTGGTGGACGTGCTGCGCTTGAGGTCCACGTCAAGCACGGTCAGGACTGCCAAGTCAAACATGTCTGTAAGAGGCTCGTGCATGTACAGGCCCCAGTAGTTGTTGTCCGGCAGTCTGTCGTGCGCCCTGACCTCGTCTGGCGTGTACAGGTCTGCCTTGTCTGTCTCCATCGAGACACCAGGTCCGGCCTTAGAGCGCGGCAGCTTGCGGCCGTCGTCTGTCGCGGTGAACAGACAAAAATATGCGTTTGGGCACATATCTGCAATCGCTAAGGCCACCCTCTTGCTGCCGTCTACTGATAAAATTGTTTCTGAACTTTGGTTCATTACGTGTTCTCCTTTACGGTTATGCCCAGTGGCTTCCACCACTGGGTATTTTTTTATGTTTTGGCACGCACCAGGCTTGATACGGACTGCTTCTCGCCGATCATGCCATCCGGCAGTTGGATGCCCAACTTTAAGATGGCAGCAGGTGACTTTAACTTCCAAGCGGTAGGGTCATCCTTCAAGACCTCCTCGACCATGGCCGGGGCACTCCAGAACTTCGTGCGGCTCCCATCACGCATGGCCCACCCTTGGATCGGTGAAGTGGTTATCTGGCGTTTTGCGGCCTCTATAACAGCCTCAGACCACGTCGCGACCACGTGTGCAAGCTCAAGCGTCTCTGGTGTGACCAATGTGTCGCAGTCTGTGTCCTTCCCCTCAAAGTCCAGCCTGGCTGCCTCGGTTGCCTTCTCCCTAAGAGCCGGGCAGATGGTCTTGGCGCGGCAGTACTTACACTGCTTCTCCCCTGGGTTGGTTGGGCCGTTGTCTGACAGCGCCAGGTCGGCTGATGCCGTGATCTGCTCGCCGTGTTGGATTAGCCGCTGGCCAGTGGTTTCCCACCGTGAGCTGCCGGTCCTTGGCTGGAAGATGTGCAGCACCACCTCGATGGTGTCCGGTGCATTGAGCTGGCGCATAGCACCCAGCGCGTAGGTCATGAGCTGCAGGTTTTCTTCCGCATCGACCGGCACGCGTCCGGTTTTTAGGTCAACAACGTGCAGCGTGTTGCCGTCGACTATGACCGCGTCTGCGGTACCGCCAAGGGCTGAGTGCAGGGACTTGAGGCCCTTGTCAACGTTGACCTCGATCAGCTTCTTGCGCGGGTTCTCGGCGATGGCGTCGATGTACTTGATGTAAGCCTCTGCCATGTCCATCTGGTCTTGGTCGTATTTAGCGTAGTCGATGACGTCGCCGCGCATCAGGTGCTCCGCCAGCTCGTGGACGTCGGTGCCGTACTGAGCCGCTGGCCCTGCCTGCTCGTAAGGCATCTTTGCCTCTAGGCGCACAGAGCCTGGGCACGGCATGAACCGCTCGGCCCTACTGGCCGACAGCCTGGCGTGTTTGCGTGTGGTGTGTTCGGTTGTCATAGTGCCTCCATGTAATTGACTTCTATCTCGCCCTTCATCATCTTCGTCGTAAAGATATTCCTAAAATCTGGATACGCCACCTTCCAAAGGCGGGCATAAAAAGCGATGTGGTTGTTGCTAATCTTGAAGTCGTGGCCGGTGGTAATAATTGACACCTCCCACCTGATGCGGTTAACGATCAGCCAATGGCTAATGTGCTTCCTCCCAGAATGGGCTGCTTCAAGAGAAAATTGCTTGAAGTATCCCCAAACCCTTGGGTTTTCCCGGTGCCAATCCAGCCATATTTCGTACTTGCGTAAAAAATCTACTTCACTGGTGGTCATTGGTTCACCTCAATAAGTTTTGTTAAGTAGTGCTGCGCTTTCTTTAGGTCCTCCAGCCCGCCCTTGTCCTTCCAGCGGCTCACGTACTTGACGACGTTGCCTTCTAGGTAGCCCAACTGGTTGGATGCGATGTAGTCCCACGGCTGTATTGCCTTGGACTTGTAGTGACTGCCGCCGACCTGCTGGGCGTTGGCCAACGCCTGGAACGCCTCTTCCTCCTCCTCGGTGGCCACCATGTCGATGGCCATCTTCATCGCCATAGCTGGCACCACCGGCAACTCCGGCTTTGGCACATACGGGAAGGCGTTGATGTCCTTAATGATCTGCCTGCGCATCTGGCCACGGATGGCCGAGACAAACGATGAGGTGGTGCCAAGGTCCTTGGCCAGCAACTTGTTGCGCAGCTTCGGGTTGTTGGCGATGGCGGCTCTGATCTTGCCGCTTATGCTGTTTGGGTCTTTCTTGCGTGTCATTGTGATTTCTCCTTCGGGTTAAATGATCTGGTCTATAACTTGCAGCTTGCGCAGCACCTTGGCCAACACGTTGTGGTCAAGTGATGCGCGGATCGTGAGCATATAGACCATGGGCCGGAATGACCCCTTGCTCACGTTTTCGATACGGCTTGACGCCTGCTCCAGTGCAGACGTCTGCCAGGTTGCTTCAACAAACACCACGGTGTCTGCTGCTGACAGGTCAACGCCCTCAGACATACTGGCGATATTGCCGACGATGACCTTGGACCGGTTGGCCTGAAAGTCTGCGATGTACTCGTCGCGTTTTTTCCTCGGCGTGTCGCCGGTGATTGACACCGGCTTGTGGGCCTTCAGCCCCTCCACCAGTCCGGCCACCACGTCCTTGTGGTGCGCGAACACGACGACCTGGTCCTGCGAATCCAGCAGGTTGTTGATGAACTCCACAGACGGCTTGATCTTGCGCATGCCGGCCTCTTTCATAACTTCAGACAGACCTTCGATGGCCATCAGCGCGCTTGGGTTTTCGACCAGCGCGTCTACGTCAAAGTCACGCTCACGCTTGTCGACTGGCAAGTCAAAGGTGATGAGCGACACTTGTGGGTTTTGGTAGTCGGTGAACACGTTTTCTTTCTTGCGCCGCAGGACGTGTGGGATCATGAGCGCCTTCAGCTCCGGCAGGTTTGATGCGCCGGACACGTCCAGCCCCCATGGAGCTGTCCACATGCGTGCGTAGCGCGTGGCAAACTCGTAGTAGCCGTTGCGGTAGATGCCCAGTGCGTGAAGCATTGGCCACAGCTCGATGGGGCGGTTAGGTATCGGCGTGCCAGACAGGCAGTAGACGCGCTTGATCTCCTTCATCGCGGCCATGCAAGCCTTGGTGCGCTTGGCCTCTGGGCTTTTGATCCGGTGGCTCTCGTCGCACACCATGGTCCCAAACTTCTTAAACAGGGTCGGGCTGATGTACTGCACCACGTCGTAGTTGACAACAACAACGTCGCACAGGTTGATGTCTTGCGCCTCTTTCCGGCCATTCACAACTGTCACCTTGAGGTCTGGGTTGACGGCGTTGAATGCGCGCTCCCAGACCGTCTTGGCGATGGCTGGGCACACGATAATGGCCGGCAGGTGCTCGGCTGCAGCCGCCGCCGTAGGCAGCGTCTTGCCAACCCTTGGCTGGTCCGCAAGTATTGCCCGCTTGGTCTTTAATAAAAAGTCTTTAGCGACCTGCTGGTGTGGGTAGAGCTGCATACGTTCCTTCGTTTTGATCGTTTGATTTGCATGTAGTGTATCAGGGTTTAAAAATGTTTTAAAGTGTGTTACATTAATTGCACTCATCCGGCTTGGATGGGCATAGCGATCAAAACGATCAAAACGAAAGAACGACATGACAACACGAGTAGTAACCGACAAGGTCCGCTTCAGCTTCTGCAACGTATGCAGCCCACGCCGCAATGAGTTCAACGGCAAGGACGAGTTCTCAACACAAATCCTGGTGGCCAAGTCAGACACCACCACGGTGGCGGCCCTGAAGGACGCGGCCAGGGCGGCGTTGGCAACAAAGTGGGGTGACAAAGTGCCGACCAAGGTGCGTAACCCTATGCGCGATGGCGACACCGAGACAAAGGGTGACGGATCAGCTTTGGGTCCAGAGTACAAGCACCACTTCTTCATGACCGTCAAGTCAAGTAAGCGGCCAGGCATCATCGACTCCAGCGGCGTTGAGCTGCTTGGGTTAGACGACGTGGCATCTGGCGACTGGGGCCGCGTGTCACTGAACGCCTACGCGTATGACGCAGCTGGCAATAAGGGTGTGAGCTTTGGCTTGAATAACGTGCAGCTCATGAGCAAGGGTGAGTCGCTGGGTGGTGGCCGACCAAGTGCCGCAGCCGACTTCGGTGTGGCCACATCAACAACAGCAGCACCCGTCGCTGAAACGGTAGCCGATGACGACAACTGGTAAACGGCTGGTGGGCGTCTACCTCGACCCAGGTAAACTGGCAGAGGTAGACGCCTTGGCGTCTAGGTTTAGATGGTCACGGTCTGGGCTGCTTCGGCACGCCCTTGACCTGGCCCTGCTGGATTCTTTGCAGCAATCAGCTCTGCCAGTGCCGTCTCCAATGCCTCCACGGACTCATACAGCGGACGTGCGCGACCCTTCAGCCAGCGACTAGCCTGGCTTTGGTGTATGCCCGCATGCGCGCAGATGGCGGTCATTGTTATGCCGAGCGGCTTGGCTTGATCTTTGATGCGCTGTATAGGGTTCATGCATGAATTTTACATTGACTGCAATAACTGGTTGACGGCTTGCATAAAAGAGTCCATGATTCGTTATACGCACCTTGCGTACATAAAGGAAAACAGAATGAACACAGAGCAATACATCAAAGCCCTCAACGCACACGACTGGTCGTTTGAGTGGTCCGACGACGACACAGTCTGGAGGCGCGGGCGCCAGCAGCGGGCCGACCTCAACGCAGCGCGCCCATTACTGGACGCGGATTACGCGATCTGGAACGCTCATTGCGAGCACCACTACGTGGTGGTGGCGTCATGAGCAAATTCGCACGAACAATGGACCAGGCGTTTCCTGGCCACGGCAACTACGCCTACGCCATCAGCACAACACGGCCCAAGCTGATGCGCCGCATGGCCAAACTTCTTGGGTACGCGGCCATTGTTGCCGCTGGCCTGGCTCTCATGCTGTCGTATTTCGACATACTCGTAAAGTAATCTATGTCTAAATTATTAGAATCTTCGGAGTTCCTCTACACCCACCTGCAAAACATTACCGTCGGGGCAGCGGCATTGGAGCGGGCAGCGGTCCATATCACCGACCACAACGTTCGGATGCGCACCTTCATGCTGCGCATTGTTGACCCAGAGGACTTGGGCCATGCGGTCACTGATGAAGTCCGCAGACTGGCTGGCGCGTTGCTGACAATGGACAGTGGCAATGGGCGCTCGTGATCGAATCTTGGCACTGTGTGATGGCACCAGGTCATCCACAGTCTTGGCCGCCCAGGCGTTTTGTGACCGGTCTTATGTGTGCCGCATCCTACTAGCCGGGCAGAGGTCTGGCAGCGTGTACGTCAGCGGCTGGGAAAAGACGCCAACTCGCAACCGCGCGCTGTACATGTTTGGTGTTGGCGAGAATGTGGCTGAGCCTCGGTCGTCCAGCACCATGCGTGTGCGGGCCATGCTGGAGCGCATGTCCGCAGACGACAGGGACCGCTGGCGCAATAGGACCAACACCCGCCGGCGTAAGGTCAAACAGGACCCGCTGGTTCGGGTGTTTTTTGGAGGTGAGAGATGATTAGAAATTATTGCGGGTTATAGCCCACCTCTGGGAATTGAAACCTCATTTCGCTCAAGAATACTGAGCAAGCCTTCATTGCCGGGGAACACGACAAAGTTACTGGTGTCTGCTTGGAGTACTTGTCAAACGCGTCTGTGTTCTGGCCATACTCGCCAGACTCCATCTGCTTGTAGATGCTATACGGCACGCTGCCGACCATGGATGCCAAGTTGGTGACACCAGACAGGCCAAGCTCTCCAGCTCCAAGCAAATACTCAAGCGGGTTGCGTGCGTTAAATACGGGCATTTACTTCTTCGCTTTCTTTACGGTCTTGGCTGCAGCCTTAAATGCCTTGGCGGTTGGTGCGCCGGCGGCGCCAGGCTTGCGCATGGTCTCCTTACTGCCGGCTGCGATGCGTTTTTGTTTTGCTTGGATGTTGGCGTAAAGCCCCTTGCTTGGCATAGTCGTCTCCTTTGGTTGGATTTATCGGTCTAAAAAGTATCCGCTAGACTGGCCACCAATTACGCCGGATTGGACGAGTTGCTGTCGCTGTGCATCGTTGAGCTGGTTCAACGCCTCGCGCAGCTTGGTGAAGTCGGCTGGGTTTCGTGACAACAACAGCCTGCCTATCTCGTTCCGTACTGGCTCCGGAACCTGCACTCGGCCCAGTCGGTTTGAGGCCGACTGCACTATGCTTGGAGACGCCATACCCGTCTTGGCAGCCACACCCATTTCTGCGGCTTCTCCAAGTACCTGTAGCGGCGACTCGCCAAGGTCAGCTTGGCCAGCTAGGCGCTCTGCCGTCTTAGAGCCTTTGCCGACAGACTCAAACGGCTTCATCTTGCCCTCCTGCAGCAATGTGGCCGCAAAGCGCTTGTAGTCATTTCCAAAAATCTGCTTTAGACGATCCGAGGTGTTTGGCTCTTTCCAAAACTTGGATAAACGAGTCCGGCCGCCCTCTGTGCCGGCGGCCTCGCGCAATGACTGCACCGCACCAAGGCGGAACGCATCCATCTCGCTCTTGGTCATTGCGGCCATGGCGTCCGTTAGGTCGTCAATCTTTAGCTTCATAGCGCCGCGACCGACCTCTACAGCATCCAGCAACTTGGATGGCCCAGCGAACGCATCTAGAGCTTGTGAGTATGCTGATTTGCCTCCTACCTTGGGGGAAATTTCTTTTAATTTCTCAACCAAGCTGGCCGCAGCGCCAGACGCGACCCTGTTTGTGTTGGCCTCGCCAGCGCGCTTTGCGGCGGACGCAATGTCATCAAGTGATTTTTTCAGGGTATCTAAAACCCGCATTGGCACAGGGTCGCCAACCTTGAGGTTTGATAGGTCAACCAAGTTGCCGGTCTCCATGCGCTCCAGCTTTTGGGCTTTGCTTTGCGCGTCCGATGCGCGCTGCAGCAGCGCGTACATGCCATCATCAACAGTTACAGTGGCTGTATCCACGACTTTATAGAACGGTGCGGATGACAACTTTCTCTCATCAATCAAACTTTGGACAGTGCCGCGCACGTCTATCGCTTTGCGGCCCATTACCTGCTCCGCCCCAGACAATATGCGCGGACCAGCGGTAGACTGTCGCTGGCGGATGGCCGCGTCAACAGCCTGCTGCGTGCGACCAGGCATTGTGGCGGTGGTGTCAAGTAGTGAGCGAGTTGGCGCAGAGACGTCTGCAATCCTACCCTGTGAGCCAAGGGCACGCAGCTTTGCTTGCGCTTGGTTAAGTGGGTCTGCACCAGGCACCTCTGGCATGCCGCGCGTAATGGCCTGAGCCACCTTTTGCGCCGCATAGTTTTGAGCTGCCGGCGGCAGCACGCGACTAGCAATCTGGCGAACGCCTACGCCAACAGCGGGTATGGCGGCTTGTGTGGCCCCAGATAATACAGAGCCTACAGCTGCGCCAGTGCCGACGTCGGAATAAAACCGTGGGTCATCTAAGCCGTACTCACTAGCTCCGGCGGAACTTAGGCCGCCAAAACCAGCGCCAGTTACACCAGCCCTTGCGAGACGCCCAGCCATTGACATGTTGCGCGCCTGTCCGATGCCAGGGATGGCCATCAGTGGCAGACTTGCAGCAGCCTGTAAACCGATGGTTTTTAATGCCCCCTGCTCTTGGGCCAAAGACGCTTGCTCGCCGCGGATCAAGTCTCTGCCCTGGCGGTATGCCTCTGGGATAGACACACCTTCACGAATAGCCTTTGGTATTGCGGTGGCAGCCCCGTATAACTCGTCGTAAAACCCAAACGTCGGACCCTCTAATGCAGAGCTGACAACTCGCTCAGAAGTTGGGCTTTTCTCTCCAGCCCTAAACTGGGGTGATCGAGACAAAAAATCCACAATGGCGGATGGTTGGACGTTATCCTGCAGCGCCTTTTGAACCCCAGGTCCAACATCTTCTAAGCCCGCCAAGTACTTTACGATTTTCTCGTCCGGGACACCGTCGGCCCTGGCTTTTGCGATGCCATCTTGAATGTTTGCCATTACTAGTCCTTATTCGTTGGGATGAAGTACGAGCCAATGTCTTTGCCAGCTCCGCCGTTTTCAAGCTGGCCCATCACATTACTGTAAAACGATCCGGCGTCCACGCGTGGGCCTATGTAACCGGTCAATGTACCATTTATGTCAATATAATCAACCATAGACTGTTTGGCTAATGCTTGCCCCTGTAGCTGCTCCATCAACATAGCAAGCCTGCGTGCGTTAACTTCGGGTTCCAATTGCGGGTTAAACGCCCTAGCAATCATTTGAGAGCCTTCCTTTTCAGTAAACTGAGTACCCATGACTTCTTTCATGCTTTGCTGCACCACGCCTGCCACATTCTCTTGGGCATCTACGGCGTTGGGGTTGGTAAACGCCTGAACAAATCCAGGGATTAAACCAAGCACTGGACCTGACACTTGCTGGCCGGAT